AAAAGAAAAAACAAAAAGCAGCCAAGCAATATGCAACATTAGAGATGAATATATTTGGTGTGCCTAGAATAATTGCTGAGTATGTTGATCCAGGAAAACCTTATAAATACCCACCGTCTAGTAGAGATGATGAGTCAGATTTAGAAATACCAAAAGTACCAAAGGTTGAGATAATAAAAGAATGAGCTTGTTAAATAATTTAGTCGCACCTGTTACAGGATTACTCGACAAATTTATAGAAGATAAAGATCAAAAAGCTGCGTTAGCACATGAGCTTGCGACTATGGCTGATAAACACGCACAGCAATTAGCTCTTGCACAAATTGAGGTAAACAAAGCAGAAGCAGCGAGTGGTTCATTTTTTAAAGGAGGCTGGCGACCATTTGTGGGTTGGGTTTGTGGTGTTGCGTTTGCATATCATTTTATTATACAGCCTTTAGTTATATTTATTTTAACAGCAATAGGTATGGATATACCAGATTTACCAGAGTTCGACATGGGGACTTTACTGCCAGTGTTAGGGGGAATGTTAGGGATAGGGGGTTTGCGAACTTATGAGAAGCATAAAGGATTAACAAAATGAGCTTATATAAGAATATCCACGCTAAACGTAAGCGTGGTGAAAAGATGCGTAAGAAAGGGCAAAAAGGAGCACCTACTGACGCACATTTTAGAGCAGCTGCAAAAACAGCAAAAAAGAAAAAGAAAAGGAAAACATAATGCGTGAAAATTTTGATAAGTGCTTGAAGATGTTACTCAAGCATGAAGGAGGTTTTGTCAATCACCCTAAGGATCCAGGAGGTATGACTAATTTAGGTGTGACTAAAAAAGTTTATGAAAAATGGGTAGGTCGAGATGTAACTGAACAGGAGATGCGAGATTTAACTGTTGAGCAAGTAGCCCCAATATATAAGAAAAATTACTGGGATCGCTGTAAATGTGATGATTTACCCAGTGGTGCTGATTGGTCTGTGTTTGATTGGGCAGTAAATTCTGGAACAGGTAGGGCTAGTAAGGCTGTACAGAAAATATGTGGAGCAGAACCCGATGGTGTTATAGGACCTAAAACATTAGCTTTATTAGATAAAATAGATCATGAATTAATTATAGAAGATATGTATAAGATTAGGCAAAACTTTTATGAAAGTTTAAATACTTTTGATACATTTGGTAAAGGCTGGACACGCAGAAATAAAGAAACCCTAGAGACAGCTAAAGAAATGTTAGACGAAACAGATGAATGACCTTTACATTTATGAAAAACTTACTAAAGTATTGTCCCAACGAAAGTCTAGTATCGAGGAAGCTATTTGTTACGGTGCTGTTGTAGATTTTGTAGCATATAAAGAACTGAGAGCACAACTCGCAGAGATAGTAAAAGTAGAACAGGATTTAAAAGACCTGCTAGAAAGGATAAATAAAAATGAGTGAAGCTGCTAAATTAGCTGAAGCCTATGTAAAAGAAGAAGATAGGGTGTTAGACCCTAGCAAACTTTCCAAAAAAGCAATAGATAGATTACCTCAACCAACAGGTTGGAGGATTTTATTATTACCATTTCAAGGTAAAAAGAAAACATCTGGGGGGATATATCTCCCTGATGAAGTCCAAGAGCGAGAAGCTGTTGGCACTGTTTGTGGTTATGTTTTAAGAGTCGGACCTTTAGCTTACCAAGATTATAACAAGTTCAGTAATACTGGTGCTTGGTGTAAGGAAGGTGATTGGGTCATATTTGGCAGATACGCTGGAAGTCGGTTTAGGATAGATGGTGGTGAAGTCAGATTATTAAATGATGATGAAATTTTAGCCACTATAGACAGCCCAGAAGATATTTTACACATTTAACATGGAGGAGACCATGCAAACAGCACAGGCAGAAGCCACAGAAAAACCTGAATTATCTGTAGAGATTGAAGAAGAGCAAAATACAGTTGCCGAAGAAGTATCTACAAAAGAAGAAGAAAAAGAAGCACAACCTGTCGAGCAGCAAGATACGGAAGAGCTTGAAAATTATAGTGAGGGTGTACAAAAACGTATTAGCAAACTTACGGCAAAAATGCGTGAGGCTGAGCGTAGAGAAAAAGCAGCTCTTGATTATGCTCAAGGTGTAAAAAAACAACTTGAGGAACAAAACCAAAAACAAACTAAATCAGACAATGATTTTATAACTGAGTTTGAAACTAGATTAAAATACCAAGATGAAGCTTTAAAAACAAAACTAAAAGAGGCTATTGATCGTGGTGATCTAGATATGCAGGTGGAAGTGCAAAAAAGTTTAGCACAATTAGCACAGGATAATGAGCGATTAAATTATGTAAAAAAGAAACAAGAGGAAGCTCCAGCCGAAACAGAAGCAACACCAGTAGACCCAGCTCAACCTCAATCCCAACAAATAGTGCCACCACAACCACAACAGATGGATCCAGCAGCAGCAGCGTGGGCAGAAAAGAATACATGGTTTGGACAAGATGAACCTATGACACTTGTGGCTTTTAGTATCCATAACAATATGGTAGAAAAAGAAGGTTGGACAGGTAAAGAACCTTCTTATTATGAGGAGCTTGATAAACGTATACGAGCAGAGTTTCCACATAAATTTGAGCAAAAACCAAATGGACGATCAGCACCACCAGTGGGTGGAGCAAACCGAGGCAATCAGCGAGGTGGACCACAAAAAGTGAGATTAACTCAGTCTGAGGTTGCAATCGCTCGTAAACTTGGTATAAGTAATGAAGAGTATGCTAAACAAAAGCTACTTTTACAAGATACGTGAGGACTTAAAAATGGATACAAGAACTCCACGCAGCTCGCAAACAAGAGCAAAACAAGGTCGCAAAACTCCGTGGCGACCACCGTCAGTACTTGACGCACCCCCAGCACCAGATGGATTTGTACATAGATGGGTTCGTGAATCCGTCATGGGGTACGATGATAAAAAGAATCTATCTGCTAGGCTTCGCGAAGGCTTTGAATTAGTTCGTGCCGATGAGTTTCCAGACTTTGAAGCTCCAACAATATCAGATGGTAAACATGCTGGTATTATTGGACAAGGAGGTTTGGTGCTTGCTAGATTCCCTGAAGAAACTCGTGATCAACGCAATGGTTTTTACCAACAGGCTGCGAAAGACCAAATGACTTCTGTTGATAATGATTTAATGAGGGAAAATAATTCAATCATGCCTATCAGTAAACCTGAGAGGCAATCCCGTGTAACCTTTGGAGGAAGTAAATCCTCTGAATAAATTAGGAGACTAAGCGATGGCAAACATTGATGCTGCCTTTGGGTTAAAACCCTATAAGATGCTTGGTGCTGGAACAAACTCAAACGGTTTGATGACTTTTAAGTTACAAACTTCTGCGACTACAGGGTCGAGCAGTACGATATTCGAAGGAACACCTGTGATTCCTTTGGCAAACGGAATGATCGATATAGTAGGCAATGCTAACGGTGGAACTGTTCCATTACTAGGTGCTTTTATTGGCTGTGAGTATACCGATTTAAATGGTACTCCAGTCTTTGCAAATAAATATCCAGGAACTTCTAGCGTGAAGTCTGGCACTGAAGTGAAAGCTTTAGTCGCTGCACATCCAGAACAATTATTCTTAATTAACTGTGATGCTGCTGCTGCTGATTCTGCTATTCATGCAAATGCTAACTTTGCGACAGCAACTTCTGGTGACGCAACAACAGGTAAGTCAACTGCAGAGTTGGCTGTTTCTACTGTGGCAACCACAAACACCCTAAACTTACGTATTGTAGGCTTTGAAGATGCACCTTCTAGCAGCGATGCGACAGCTGCTGGGCGTTTGGCGATTGTTAAACTTACGAACCATTTCTACGCTTATAGCCAGAATGGTACGATAGCAGGTATTTAAGGAGAAATATCATGGCAATAACTAGAGGACAACTCCTTAAAGAACTCGAGCCTGGATTGAATGCTCTCTTCGGACTTGAGTATGATAGGTATGAAAATGAACATGCTGAGATATTTGACACAGAAACTTCAGACAGAGCGTTTGAAGAAGAGGTCATGTTATCTGGGTTTGGTCAAGCTCCAGTAAAAGGCGAGGGAGCAGCCGTTGTATTTGAATCAGCGAATGAATCATTCACTGCCAGATACACTCACGAAACAATAGCATTAGCGTTTGCTATTACTGAGGAGGCTGTTGAGGATAATCTTTATGATAGACTCAGCTCTCGTTATACACGAGCATTAGCCAGATCAATGGCAAACACAAAGCAAGTCAAAGCTGCTTCTGTGTTGAATAATGCTTTTAACAGTAGTTTCGCAATCGGTGATGGTAAAGAGCTATGTGCTACTGATCACCCAACTGTTGGTGGTGGAAACTTCCGTAATGAGCTTACTGTAGCTGCTGATTTAAATGAAACCTCATTAGAGCAATCACTAATTGATATTGCTGCTTTTATTGATGAGCGTGGATTAAAGATAGCACTACAAGGTAGAAAGCTGATTATCCCACCAGCATTACAGTTTGTTGCAGAAAGATTGATGGCTTCAAACCTTAGATCTGGAACAGCAGATAATGATGTGAATGCTGTTAGAAATATGGGAATGTTACCAGAGGGTTACGTAGTAAACCACTTTTTGACAGACCCTGATGCGTTTTTCATAAAGACAGATGCACCTAATGGCTTCAAACATTTTGAGAGAGCACCATTGAGAACATCTATGGAAGGTGATTTTGAT